CTAAAAGCTCCCCCGGTTAGTCCGGTGGTGTTGGTATTGAATCACATAAGATAAAATATTAGTTATTTTCGTGGAATTAACTTTACCGTGCGTTAAACGCACACTGGTCTGGTACACGACGGTACCACGACTTGTCGACTAAGGACAAACCGCACGGTAAGAATACGCTTAACGATTGATGTAGAAGTTGTACTGTTCAGCAGCCGATGGCAACCCTGTCTCCAGGGAAATCCTTCATGGTAGAATTCAGTACGCGAGTAACACCCTCCCACATCAATCGCTAAGGCAAAAGAATTAAGTGCTACTCTAGTAGTTATTGTGCACGTAAGTGCTTTGTTTTTCACGCATCTCCTCCACAATGGTGGAGTAGGAATCGTTTACCCACGCTCTGGGCACGACACAGCGGTGTCTTGCCTGGAACCTGAGCAGTTCTTCCTCTCCAATATGAGCAATGAAACGTTGAACTTGTTTGAAACGCAGTCTGAGATCGGTGTCATCTCCTTCCAGGTCCTTCGGTCGGTACTTCAGTTCCTTCAAGATGTCTCTCATCGGCATTGGGGCCCACCACACTCCGTGGCGTGGTACAAAGCCACCCTTCAAGAAGGTCACTTTGTGCAGTGGGATCCATTCCTCCATTTCCGCGTTCTTTTCCGCAGGAGTCACTTCATAACCCCAATGCTTCAGGATGCGCTGGATGCGCACCCCGTTGTAACGGTTGAGAACGCTGGGACTCACAGATTGAACTACATCGTCACCATAAGTCAGCATACGCACTTTTTGATCAAATTCAGCAAGAGACATTCCAGTTGAGACAATCCAGGTGTAGTAGTGAATAGCAGTGTTGGTGATTGAGTTGAACACGTCTGTGAAGGCGTTTCCAGATTTGTTTCCTTGGTGAGAAACTGCAAGATGGTCGCGGATAATGTGGTAAGGATTCCGCAGACATTCCAGTAGGGCGCAGCGAGCTGTGCGCTCCTCCAAAGTCGCGTCAGAATAAAAATTCTCTACAACGTCTTCGAAGAAACGAAAAGCTGCCTGACACACACTACCATCATAGTTCTTGAAGTCTTCAGCAATGAAACAGGTTGAGTTGCGAAGCAAGCCTTGCGCGTAGTACGCCCAGCAAGCTTCGCGGTCGTTGCCGATTCCATGATAGTACGTGAAACCAGCGTGAGATTTGTAGTAGTCCAAGAAGGCACCGAAATAACGTCGGCACAAGAGTACGTATACAAGATCAGGTTGTTCGAAGACACGGGTCTTCGCAATGGCGACTTTTTCAGATTTGAGAAGTTCGTCTTTGTTGGTTGAAATCCAGAGGGAAAGCGGTGCAATTCCGGACCGAATCATGCGATCGCAGTCATCGAGTCTTTCACAAAACGTGCGCCCAAAGACGGGCACTACGTGTTGCTTCGCCTTCGCGCTGAATTCATAGGTGGTGGCCAGCGGTTGCCCGTCCG